GCCCTTGTATGAAATGCACCAAAGCAAAGACAATGGAAAAAGCAAAAAAAGTAATGATGACGAAAGAGGAGTATTACCATCTCCAGCCAGAGCCAGAACCAGAGACCAAGCCGCCAGGTCCGGCGGAAGCCTTTATCCGCAAAAAGTACGGCATCCAAATCATGCCAAACGAGCTAACGTTTTTTCACGAAAAGCTGTTCGAGATGATGGAGGAATTCGCCGCAGAACAGATGGACGAGGTACTTGCAAAGATTGACAGATGGGAAAACCAAAATCCAGAATGACCCATGCCCAGGAACGCCGGTTTATTTACGACAAATACGGAGGCCGCTGCGCTTACTGCGGAAGAGAGATCCAGTTCAAGGAGATGCAGGTCGACCACATGGAACCGAAGGCCGGACGGAACCTGGATGGGAAAGACATATTCGGCAACGTCCTCCGGACGACAATAGAGAGCATCGAGAACAAAATGCCAGCCTGCCGGCGATGCAACCACTACAAGCACACCTACGACCTGGGATATTATCGATATTTAGTCAAGACCATCCACGAAAGGATCCACAAATTCTACATCGCAAAGGTCGCAGAGGACTACGGCATTATTGAATACAAACCCTGGGACGGGCTGTTTTATTTTGAAAAAACGATCAATGCCAATCAAGCCGGAGAATAAAAGCCGTTACCCAGACAACTGGCCGGAGATCCGGGACAGGATCCTTGCCAGAGCGAACAACTGCTGTGAGGAGGAGGACTGCAAGGTCAAAAACCACTCAGTCGGATTCCGGGACCAGGAGGGAAACTTTTACGAGTTAGAGAACTCCCACCAGGGAGAACAGGACGCCCTCGATGCGATAGCCCAGGGATACAAGATTATCAAGATCGTTTTAACCATAGGCCACCTGGACCACACCCCGGAGAATTGCGCCGACGACAATCTGAGAGCCTGGTGCCAGCTCCACCACAACCGCTATGACCGGCAACACCGAAACCAGACCAGGAGAGAGACCAGCCAAAAGGGCCAGCTGGCGCTCCCGTTTTAGTTGATAACCCGGTTTATAACATTTTTAACAAAACCGAACAAAATGCATTATAATGTAGAAGCCCAAAACAAAAAGACGAACACAAGGTAGAATATTGACAATCAAGCGTCAATATTTTACACATTTTCCGCCTTCCGGACAAACCGGAGGCCCTAACAAGGCAGAAAATGAAATTGACAGAGATTCACCTTAACCCCAAGAATCCCCGAACCATCAAAACCGGGATGTTCAAGAAGCTCGTCCAGAGCCTCAAGGAATTTCCGAAAATGATGGAGCTACGCCCGATAATTATTGACGAGACCAACATGATCCAGGGGGGCAACATGCGCTTCCTGGCTTTACAGGAGCTTGGATACAAAGAGGTCCCCGACTCCTGGATCCGGCAGGGCAAGGATCTCACCCAGGAGCAATGGCGTGAATTTGTGGTCAAGGACAACCTGGCATTCGGCGAATGGGACATGGACATGCTCGCCGCCGACTACGATATTGAAGAGCTGATGGCCTGGGGATTTGAGATGCCGGAGTTTTTCGAGAAGCAGGAGCCGGAGGTCCAGGAGGACCACTACGAGATCCCGGACAAAATCGCAACCGACATACAGACCGGGGACGTCATAACCATAGGCCGGCACAGATTATTGTGTGGCGACGCCACGAAGGCAGAGGACCACACAAAACTGATGGATGGCCAGAAAGCGGACCTGGTAGCGACGGATCCGCCGTACAACGTCAACTACGGGGACAAGGCAGAGATGCTCGACGAGTACCTGGGAGGGACCCGCAACGACAGCCGAATCCAGAACGACAATATGTCGGATGGCGACTTTTATAAATTTCTCTTCGATTTTTACAAGCAGATGATCGGCAGCCTCAAGGAGGGAGGCAGCTTCTACATTTTTCACGCCGACACCCAGGGGTACAACTTCCGGAAGGCCCTCCGGGATAACGGCGTCACAATACGCCAATGTCTGGTATGGGTAAAGAACAGCCTGGTTCTGGGACGCCAGGATTACCACTGGCGCCACGAACCGATCCTCTATGGATGGAAGCCAGGAGCCGCCCATTACTTTATCGAGGACCGGACCCAGACCACCGTTATAGATGACAAGATCGACATCAAGAAGCTGAAGCGAGACGAGCTGCTCGAGATGTTGAAAGGGATCCTCTCCGAGAGAACACCCACCACCGTCATCTACCACGACCGACCAAGCACCAACGACCTACACCCCACCATGAAGCCCGTCACCTTGATGGGCTATCTCATTAAGAACAGCAGCCGCATAACCGAGAAGGTGCTGGATCCCTTCGCCGGATCCGGAAGCACAATGGTCGCAGCCCATCAGCTGAAACGCCGCTGCTACGCTATGGAGATAGACCCCCAATATTGCGAGATCATCATCGACAGGATGACCAAGTTCGATCCCGGACTGAAGGTCACCAGGAACGGGCAGGAGTATCGGAACGGTTCGCAACAATCGGCAGCCGTTCCCGATACTTCGCAGAATATGGCGAAAAGCGGGAAAAAAGTGAACGGTTCAAAAAAAGTGAGCGAGAATGCGAAGAGGGTCGCAGAGTTCGCAGAAAATGAGCAAAAATGACAGAGAGCCAGAATATAGAAAAAAATATGGCGGAATTGCCGCAGAATGAGGCCCAGGGCTTCGACTTCAACGAACTGGACACCGCCTTCGACGCCTTCGACTTTGATACCGAGGACTTTTTTGATGCCGAGCAGGAGGCCGACGTCAGCACCAGGCTGATCAAGCCTCCACAGTTCAAACCCAAGCTCGACCATTGGAGAAACGCCAAGCGGACAGCAGACAAAATCACCGTCGAGCCAGGGATGTGCTACTTCGGCATAATCGACGGATCCTTTATTTTCGGCGATTTGATCGAGGCCCTGTTCACGGAGAAGCGGATCCGGGCCTTCCGGATGGACATCACCACACTCAGCATGAGCCAGGAGAACGTCGACAGCCTGGCAACCCTGCTGCTGAAAGGATACGTGAAAGAGCTGAACCTCACAATCAGCGATTATTTCTACGCTCACGAACGGAACAGCCTAATCCCCTACATCCACCGGGAACTGGACATCGACAACCGGTTCCAGCTCGCCGTCAGCGGGAACCACACGAAAGTCCTCGCAGCCAAGCTGACCAACGGGGTACACCTGGTCATACACGGCAGCGCAAACCTACGGAGCAGCGGGAACATTGAGCAGATCATGATCCAGGACAGCAAGGAAATCTACGACTTTATAACAGAGACCAATGACAGAGTGATAGCAAAATTTAAAACCATCAACAAATCAGTAAGGAGGGCAAAACTATGGCATGGAGTAGTAGAGGCGGACGCAGCGGTGGCGGAAAAGGCGGAGCCAGGAGCCGCAGACAGTCGGTGATCGACTTTAGCGGGGTACCATTTTAAAAACAACAGGTAACAAATGGCGAACAAAAAAGGAGTAGACCAGGCAGCCAGCAAGATGGCATTCCTCGAGGCAATGACAAAGACCTTCGGGAATATCAGCGCATCCTGCCGGATAATCGGCATATCCCGCAAATCCATATACCAATGGGCGAAAGAGGACCCGGAGTTCAAGCAGGACCTCGAGAGCGACGCCTACCGGGAGGCATATATGGACGCCATCGAAGGCAAGCTCGCCAAGCTGGGACTCCAGGATGAGAACCCGACGGTGCTGATCTTCCTGGCAAAGACCATAGCAAAGAAGAGAGGCTACATCGAGACATGGGAGAATAAGCACACCGGCATCCCCGCTCCAATCACCATCAACGTCACCACACCAGAGAATGCAGAAAAGCTGAAAAAATTCCTCGAGAATGCAAGCAGACTTAACTGACATATTTTTCAGAAACTCAGATGCCTGGGAGAGAGGGGAGAGCCTAATCATCAACCAAGGCAGCACAGGATCCAGTAAGACCTGGTCCATCCTGCAGCTGTTTTATTTAATAGCCCATTACAGTTCAAAAACCCTGGTATTTTCGGTGACCAGCTACGCCCTGCCGCACCTGAAGCTGGGGGCCATCCGGGACTTTGATAAGATCCTGGTCAGCTTCGGAGTGAACCCAGGAGAGGTATGCAACCGGACAGAGAACGTCTACCGGATCGGCAAATCAATAATCGAGTTTTTCGGCATTGAGAACAACCTGGCGAAGGTACATGGACCCCGCAGGGACTACCTGTTTATCAACGAGGCGAACAAGAAAATCACCTACGAGGTATTCGACCAGCTGCATACCAGGACCAGGATCTGCACCATTCTCGATTACAACCCCACCTCCCGGTTCTTTGTCCACACAGACGTGATCCCGAATTTCAAACACGCCTATATCCACAGCACCTGGCGAGACAACCCCTACCTCTCCACCGTCGAGATAGAGAAGATCATAAGCAAGTACGGGAAGAAAGGCTTTGAAAACTGGGTGAAGGTTTACGGAGAGGGCGAGGTCGGGATCCTCGAGGGCCAGATCATCACCAACTGGAGGATCGGCGAATTTGACAACACCCTGCCATACGGCTATGGCCTGGACTTTGGATACCACCCGGATCCGGATGCCATGTTGAAGGTGGCCGTCGATGAGAAGAGAAAAAAAATATACTGGGATGAATGCCTGTACGAGACAGAGCAGTCCACCGACGAACTGCGCAGATCCGTCATCCGGGCCGTCCCCAGTGCAGACAGCCTGATCGTCGCCGATTGCGCCGACCCCAGGACAATAGAAGATCTACGCAAGCCGGACGGAGCCGCACGATTGAGACTGAACATCGTCCCGGTGAAAAAAGACGGGACCGTAAGCGAATGGCTGAAGAAAATGCAGGGGTACGAGATTATCGTGACCGAGCGATCCGTCAACGCCCAGGAGGAGCTGAGTAACTACCTGTGGTCAGACAAGAGAGCCGGCATCCCCGTCGACGCCTTTAACCACCTGGTGGACGCCGGACGGTATTATTTCATGTGGACAAAACAGAAAACCAACACAAATGTTTGGATCTAAAAAATACCAGGAGATCATCGCCCAGCAGAAGGCCATGCTGGCAGAGTTTGAGTTCAAGGTGACGGAGCAGAACCAGCTATACCATTCCTTGTACCAATTTTTGGCAAGCGGAATGCCGCTGGGCAGGGATAGCAAGATGAAGGACTACGTCCGAGAGGGCTACGAGGGCAACCCGGATTTATTTAGCATCGTTATCAAGCTGGCCGGCATGTTTGCCCAGGTAATGGAGGAGGCCAAGCTGGTCCAATGGAAAGGGGACCAGGAGATCGAGGTCCAGAACGACGAGATCGACAAGATCCGGGACAGGGTCAATTATTACCAGACCTTCTACGAGTTTGCCCAGGAGTGGGCCGTTTTCCGTTACATCACCGGCAACTCCATCGTTTATGCGCCCAAGCTGACTGCAGGGATGAACCGAGGCAAGCTGACAGGGGACGGACTGATCATGATGCCAAGCCAGAACGTGATCATACAGAGCAAGGGATGGCGCCAGCCGATAGGCGAATACCTCCTGGACCTAAACCCGTTCTTTAAGATGAGCGTGACGGACGTCTGGCATGAGCGCTTCGCTCCCAGCCTCACCTACGAGCAGGGCAAAAATTTCATGGGGATGTCGCCGGTCAAGGTAGCCTCCAACCTCATCAACAGCCAGAACAAGGGATACGAGATCACCGCCAAAATGTACGCATACGGTCACCCTCCAGGGATCCTGTCGAAAGAGGCCGAAGCCGGGAACGAAACAACAGCGGAGCAGGAGTCCAAGTTCCGGGAACGCTACCGGACCAAATACCAGGGCGTCGACAACATGGCTATCCCGATCTTCAGCCTGGGCAAGATGAGCTACACGAAGATAGGCTACGACAACCTCAAAGAACTCGAGGTGGTAAGCATGAGCGAACACGGTCGCCGGATTTTTTGCAACATCCTCCAGGTTCCGGCACAATTATTCAACGACACCGCCGCCAGCACCTACAATAACATGGGTGAAGCCAGCAAGACCATCTACACCAACAGGATCATCCCGGACGTGAGCCAATTCTGCGCAGGCATCAACCGGATCATAGGAGCCTATGGCGACTTTTATCTGAAACCAGATTTTTCGAGCATCGAGGCGCTCCAGGAGGACCGAGGCAAGAAAAGCGAGTGGATCAG